GGTGGTGCAGCTTCAGGCTCAGCAGGAGCAGGAGTATCTGCGGAAGGCGAAGGCACTCCAGAACAAAACCCAATATTTAGACAAGTGTATGAAGCAGTTTTAGCAGAGACAGACGCTGATGTTCGCGAAGGTATGTTAGAAGATTACATACGCATGGGTGGTATCTTTGTAGACGAACTACGAAGGAATGTACCTGCTGATGATGTTTACGGCCCAGCAACAACAGAAACAACTTCTACTGAAGAGGCTGCCGAAGCTACAGAAACAGGAGAGGAGGAAGAAGGTACTGATCCGTTATACTCCTTAGATATTTTTGCAGAAACAGCGGATGATGATACTATAGGCTTGCCTACAGACACTACAGTAGATACTGGTACAACCACAACTACTACAACCACTACTACACCAACAGGAACAACTCCCGCTACTGACACTACTTCAGGAATCCCGTCTGATACTACACCTGTAGACGGCACTACAGGAACTACAGATACTGCTGGAACTACAGGCACTACAGGCACTACAGGTACTGCTGGTACTACAGGAGACGGTACTGGTACAGGAGATGGCACTGGCACTGGAGATGGCACTGGTACAGGGGAAGGCACTGGAGACGGTACTGGAGATGGCACTGGTGACGGAGATGGTAACGGTAACGGTTCTGGAAGAGGATCAGGCAGCGGCATAGGCACAGGCGTAGGAGCTGGTAACGCCACACGCACCACAGACTCTCTCTTTGGTGACATGCTGAAGCTAGAAACACAAGTAGGCTCTACACAAGAGCTAGTGCCCTTTAGCCTGCTTCCTACACCAGAGCTTATGCCCTACCAGTATGAGCAGCAGCGGCCTTTAGAACAGTTTACACAGCCTCGTATGCTGACAAACGATAGTGGTTTACAGATTAACTTACCACCACGACAATTAACTCAAGAAGAAATGCTACAGCAGTGGCTAGACTCACAGAAGGTTTCATTGTAATGACATACTTACAACTCGTAAACAGCGTATTGCGTAGACTCAGAGAAGATGAAGTAACATCAGTTTCTCAGAACAGCTACTCTAAACTTATTGGAGAGTTTGTTAATGACGCTAAACGCTCTGTAGAAGACTCCTACGACTGGACAGCCCTACGTACTACATTGACTGTAACCACAGACGACACAACCTTTAACTATGTGTTGACTGGTTCACAGAACAGGATGAAGCTGCTGGACGTTATTAACGACACCTCAGACTTCTTCATGCAGTACCGTCCTTCTCGCTGGATGGACAACGCTTTCTTGATTGAGACACCGCCTCTAGGTTCTCCACAGTTCTACAGCTTCAACGGTGTTAACGCTGCTGGTGACAACGCTGTGGACATCTACCCTAAGCCTGACGGTGTGTATCAGCTACGCTTTAACGTGGTACTACGTACAGCAGACTTCACAGAAGACACAGAGACTCTGGCAGTACCTTCGTCACCTGTAGTGCAGATTGCTACAGCACTGGGTGCTAGAGAGCGTGGAGAGACTGGCGGTACAAGTGCAGCAGAGTTGTTTGCTCTGGCTGACAGAACATTGTCTGATGCTATTGCTATAGATGCGTCACAACATCCTGAAGAAACTATCTGGTATTCTTAATGGCACAACAACTACAGAACATTACAGTAGCTGCTCCAGGCTTTTTTGGTCTAAACACACAGGACTCACCTATTGGTGTTGATCCCTCGTTTGCTGCTGTTGCAGACAACTGTGTTATAGACAAGCTAGGCCGTATTGGTGCGCGTAAGGGCTGGGTAGAGGTGTCTACTAACGGCTCTTCTGTACTAGGTACTAGCCGCGGTATAGAGACTGTATACGAGTACATTGATAACTCTGGCGATAAAGTGATACTGTCAGCAGGTAACAATAAAATCTTTACAGGCGTTACCACGTTAACGGATGCTACACCAACAGGGTACACGCCTACAGCTAATAACTGGAAAGCTGTGACACTAAACAATCATGTCTACTTATTTCAAAGAGACCATGAGTACGTGATAGGCACAGACCACGATGGTTCGTTTGTACTGGAAGAACACTCAGCACACAGTCACGCGACAGGTACACCGCCAGAGGCTAACGAAGTCTTAGCAGCATACGGTCGTCTCTGGGCAGCAGACATTACAGGTAACAAGCACACTGTCTACTGGTCTGACCTACTAAATGGCCATCACTGGACAGGAGGCACATCAGGCTCGTTAGACGTTACTACTGTATGGCCTACAGGCTTTGACGAGATAACGGCTCTAGCGGCTCACAATGGCTTTCTAATCATCTTTGGCAAGAAGTCTATACTGGTGTACTCAGGAGCCTCTTCTCCTGCTAATATGACGCTTACAGACACCATAGAAGGCGTTGGCTGCATAGCTCGTGACTCAGTACAGCACACAGGTAAAGATATATTGTTTTTATCAGACGCGGGTGTACGTAGCTTTGGCAGGACTATACAAGAGAAGTCTATGCCCATGCTAGACATCAGTAAGAATGTACGCACTGACTTAATAAACTTGGTGCAGCTCCAGACTAACCCCATCAAGTCACTGTACAGCTCTGAAGAAGCGTTCTACCTGTTAACACTACCTGACAGTAACACTGTGTACTGCTTTGACATGCGTAGGTCTTTAGAGGATGGCTCTAATCGTGCTACTACGTGGTCTGGCATGTATCCTTTGTCGTTTGCTGCGCTAGAGGGTGGTGACATATATATAGGCATCTCTTCAGGCGTTGTTAAGTACTCAGGCTACATGGACGGTACTGACAAGTACGAGATGCGCTACTTCAGTAACCCTATGGACTTTGGTAACACTTCTAATCTGAAGTTCCTAAAGAAGTTTAACTTGACTATCATTGGTGGTCAGAACACGCCTACTACACTTAACTGGGGCTATGACTACACAGCTAACTACACTAAGCAAGCCTTTACATTTGGCTCTGCTAACATTGCTGAGTATGGCATAGCTGAGTACAACACCACAGGCGAGTACACCTCCTCTATTCTCATCAACACTCCGAAGGTTAACACCAGCGGTAGTGGTGAAGTAGTAACCATTGGCTTAGAGGCAGAGGTCAATGGCGCTCCATTCTCAATTCAAAAAATCGACATACATGCTCTACTAGGGAGACTTATCTAAATGTCTAATTACACTAAGACAACTAACTTTGCTACAAAGGATTCTCTCCCTTCAGGCAATGCTGCGAAGATTGTGAGAGGTACAGAGATCGACACTGAGTTTAACAACATACAGATAGCGAGTGCTACAAAGGCTGATTCAGCTAACGCTACGCTAACTGGAACAACTACCGCTGTAACCTTAGATGTATCAGGTACATTAACGGCTGGTACAATTACTGGAGGGTCGTACTAATGGCTAATGGTTTTTTTACAAAGTGGTTTTGCAGGAACTACGCCTAACTTTAACCCAGTGCCTAACGTATTAACACCTACTATGAGTCCTGCTTCTGTAGATACTACTTTTCAAGCTCAAACAGCAGCGCCAGGACTTATACCTCAAGCAGCAGGTGGTTTCTTTGGTAACATAGCTAACTTTTTAGGCAGGTCTGATGTTAACCAAGCACTACGCACAGGTGGTGAATACTACTTAGGTCGAGAAAACATAAAAGATGTTCAAAGACTAGGCCGTGAACAGCAGGAACAAGCAGCCATCTTAGCCGAAAGAGCGAGAGCAGGCACGGAGTTTAAACCATACACTGTTACTAGCGGTCTAGGGCAGGTTGTCACAGACCCTACTGGTGGCATTGCTGTACAGCTATCTCCAGAGCAGCAAGCTCTACAGGCGCAACTACAGGGCCAAGCAGCAGGTTTATTTGGACAGGTAGGCCAAGACCCAGCAGCACAGCAGGCAGCTATCTTTGAGCAGATTAGAGCTACACAGCGTCCTGAAGAGGAGCGTCAGCGTCTAGCACTAGAAGAGCGTATGCTGTCACAAGGCCGTCTAGGTTTATCCTCTGCTGCTTATGGCGGTGCATCTCCTGAGCTACTGGCACAAGAGACTGCTCGTCAGGAAGCTATGGCACGAGCTAGTTTAGGTGCTAGAACTCAGGCACTAACAGAGCAGCAGCAGGCTCTAGCAGGCGCTACAGGACTGCTAGAAGCTGGTTATCAGCCACAGAGAGAAGCTCTGGGTCTTCTAGGCGCAGCCGTTCCTTCTGCTACCTTTGCTGACATTGGCCGCAGAGAAGGTACTGAGCTTGAGTCTCAACTACAAAGAGCTGGCATAGAGTCTCGTTTACAAGCTGAAGATTTAGCTAACCAGCTACGCCTTGAGCAGCAGCGACAGCTTCTAGGTGGTCTACTGGGTCAACAGCCTACGTATGCACAGCAGCTACAGGCTAAAGAGCTAGGCATTAAATTAGGACGAGACAGTGGTCTGTTCGGTAACTTAGGCGGCCTAGTTGATAATGTAGGTGGCTTTTTTGGATCAATCTTTGGTGGAGGTAAGGGCTAATGGCTAGGGATATTGCAGGATTTTTAACAGGTATAGAAAGCACACAGCAGCCTGTACAACCTATTCCAGGTACTCCAGGCTTTCGTGGACAGTTTGGTGCAGCTAGGGCGCAAGGTTTAGGAGCTGGGCTAAGCGGGTTGTTACGTGGTGGTGCGCCTTCTACGCAGGAGCAGATACAGGGTGCTATGAGTCAATTAGACCTTACTAACGTAGGTGACTTAGCAAAACTAGCTAGGATTCAACAGGCTCGTGGAGACTTAGCAGGAGCTGCTCAGACCGCTAGTAAGATAGAAGCGCTAAGAGAGCGTGAACGCTTAATAAAAGAAAACGAAGAAAAGAAGTTGCTAGACGAGGAGACCAGAACAGCATCAGAAGCAGAAAGTGCAAGAAGATGGGAAGAGGAACAGAAGCTAAGAGAACAAAGAATAGACCTTGAAAGACAAAGGCTAGAAAGAGAGGAGGGCAGAAGAAAACTGCTAAGTCAAGATGTAAAAGCTATTAGAGAGTATGTAGACCAAGCTGACCTTAGTTCAGGAAGAGCTAACACAGCCTTAAATTTAGCTGATCGTTACGCATCTCTTGAACCTACAGGCGGTGCTTTTGTACTGCTCTTAGTACTTTTAAAAGCATTGTGGGTGGTCAAGATGAAGTATCTAGTTTAAAAACCGAGCTTGACAGAATTGTAAACACAGGGATTATTAATTCTCTGCCTCCCGGTGTAGCTTCTGATAGAGATATAGCATTAATTAAAAAGGGTTTTCCTGATTCTAGTTGGAACCCAAAAGAGATAGAAAAGTTTTTAAGGGCTATGGCTAAAATATCTGCTTATGACGCTGAAAAAAATGCGTTTAGGGCTAGATACGCCAGAGACAACGATGGTATCGAAACAGGCTTTACAGACGCTTGGCGGCAGCAGATAAACGAACCGGGATATAAAGAGGCTGTGGCTGGAAAGTACGGGTTTGAGTACGATATACCAGAAACAGACGTGATTTTTGACGCAGATAGAGCAGCAGCGGTAGCAGCAGCGGCAGCAGAGCAAAGAGAAAGAGAGCAAAGAATGACGCAAACTCCTTCATCGTCTGCTCAAAGTGTAGCAGAAGCCTTTAAATAATTTAGGAATATTAACATGGCAGATAGAACATTACCTAATGGACGCACTATTAAAGGTGTTCCAGACAACTTTTCTAATGAGGATTTAAAAGCATACGCTATAGCTGAAGGTTTTGCTACAGAAGAAGACTACAATCAAGACTTGGAGACTTCAGCAGATTATCTTTCTTTGCTGGGCGAAGTAGGTGGCGGTCTAGGCGGTGCTTATCTAGGAGCTACTTATGGCAGTGCTGTAGGGCCAGTAGGTACTCTAATTGGAGGAGCTTTAGGAGCAGGTATAGGGTACTTTGCAGGAGAGTTAGGAGAGTCTTACGCAGAAGATAGAGACTTTGACGTAGAGCAAGCAGGAACTGAGGCTTTACAGGCAGCAGCAGTAGATGCCGCGTTTGGAGCAGGATTTAGTGCCATAGGTAAGGTTGTTTCTAAAGTGTGGTCGCCTGTTGACAAACTGTTTTCTCCTACTTACATCAGAGGAGGCAATGAGTCCGAAGCTGCGCAGGCTGCTTTAGCTATACAGAGAGGCGAGAAAACTCTTGATGACGTAATAGCAGAAGGTTTTTCTCCTGAGCAGTTAAACCTCATTAGAACAAACTTAGGAAAACGCAGAGAAGAGTTAGAGCAGATTGAAACTCTTAACACTAAACTGAGGGCAAGAGGCGCTCAGATGCTTCCACAGCAAGCCACTCCTGAGTTTAGAGGAGCTGGTTTAGCACAGGACTACGCAGCAAGCTCTGCTTTTCTAAAGTCAGAATATGAAGCTATATTAAAAGACCAGTCTGATTGGATTAAGGATTCTTTTGAAGAAGTGCTAACAGGTCAGTTAAGCAAAGGGCTAAGCAGAGATCAGCTAGGAACAGCAGTACAAGGTCTTGTTAAAGATGCTGATAAGGCTTTGTCAGCTAAGGCTTCTAGTTTATACAGAGCTATTGATAAAGAAGGCGCTGTATTCTTAGGAACAGGAGGAGTCAAGAACAATGCTAGACGCGCTCAACAAGCTGGTGCTAGTTCGTCAGACGTAAACAGCGCAGCTAAGGTTGTTCTAGACTTGAGCGATAAGCTATCTCCTGCGGAGACTACTAAGGCAATAAACCGCCTGAGAACTTTGTCTAAGAACTACCAGAACCCTAAAGCTAGGAACATGCTTAACAGTGCCGCTGCTAATCTTAAAAGTCAAATGGCTAGACATAAAAGACTAATTAAGACAGAGGACACTCGACAGCTAGGAACTAAAGCACTGAATGAGTTAACTAAAAGGTCTGGAGAGTCTGGTATTTTAGGTGCTCATAGAA